CGTCCATCAACCACCAATAGAAAAAGAAAAATAAGCGTAGCATATGTTGATGGACGATATTTCTATCAGGCGTCTAAGCGTGATTTATCCGAAAAGCTTGCAAGGCTTGGTGAAGCGTTTGTGAATGAAATGGCCGGGCGAATTGTCGGGAAGAAAGTATGATAAAAACGAATGATATAATTAGCGCATTAAAAAACGTGCTTAAAGTTGCATGCGCTGACTGTAAAGAGGTATATACCGAAGAAATGCCGCAGGACTTTGAACGTCCATCGCTATATATTTCGCTGCAATCGGTATCGAGAACTGCTATAACGTGCAAAACGATGCAGAATAAGGCCAAAATCAAGATAAACTGCTTTGCTGTAAAGGATGACTATGGTTATTCTACGGAGTCAGACCTTAATACTCTTATGGGGAAAGTGATGCAGGTGATTGATGCGGGATATATATGCACGGGCGATAGGGCGGTTGCGCTGAATGTGCAGACCGGTGAGATACGAGCGGATTATGCATGCATAACTGTGGATGCGCTATATACTACAGCGCGAAACGAGAGCGAAAAGGAATACGACCTGATGCGGGTTGTTAAAACAAAATTGGAGGATAGAAAGAAATGAGTGGATTACCGAGTATTACAATAACGTTTACTTCGGCGGCGCGAGCTGTAAGCCGCCGTGCGGGGCAGGGTATAGTAGCAATGGTGCTTACTGATGCCGGAAGCAATACGGCCGGCATATATCATATTGCAGCGGAAGCGGATATACCCGAGGGCTTGGGCGTAAATAACAAGGCATACATAGCGCGCACCTTAACCGGCAATGTGAATCGCCCTGCAAAGATAATAGTTTTGGTTAAAACGGCCAGTACCACAATGGCAACGGCGCTTGCAAGTCTTGCGCTGTACGATTTTGATTGGATTGTTGGTGACCCGGACTTGTCAACTGCTGATGCGGCTACCATAAAGACGTGGATAGCAACGCAGCGTGCAGATTACGATAAGATATATAAGGCGGTCCTGCCGAATGTAGCTGCGGACAGCGAAAGCATAGTGAACTTTGCCGCTGAAGATATAAAGGTTGGCAGCACAACTTATGATACTGAGGCGTTTTGTAGCCGAATCGCCGGGATAATCGCGGGTACGCCGCTGAAACAGTCAATTACAAACACAATATTGCCTGAAGTGTCAGACGTTAAACGCATGTCAAAGGAAGAAGCGAATACGGCTATAAATGCGGGCAAGTTGATACTTGTGCATGACGGCGTAAAGGTGAAACTTGGGCGTGGTATAACTTCGCTTACAACTACCACGAACAAGAGTAAACTGCTCAAAAAGATAAAGCTAAGTGAGACGCTTGACATAATCAAGCGCGATCTGCGCGTACTTACGCAGGATAATTATATAGGTAAACTTGCTAACAGCTATGATAACAAGGTTGTGCTTATATCTGCGTATCTTGCTTATCTGAAAGAACTCGAGGCAGAGGGAATACTGCAATCCGGCAAATCTACTATGGAGATAGACATTGACGCTCAGAGGGCTTATCTGAAGGCGCGCGGCGATAATGTTGCGGATATGACGGATGACGAAATAAAGACGGCTGATACTGATGAACAGGTATTTATACACGGAAGCATACGCATGCTGGACGCGATAGAGGACGTGGCAATCAATATGGAGTTTTAACAGGAGGATAATATGGATAAAGCAAGCAGAATAATATCGGGAACTTGGGGCGAAGTATGGCTTGACGGTGTATATGTAGCCGAGGCGGATGGATTGCAGGCCAAAGTATCATTCAACCGTGAACAGATAAGGCAATGCAGAAAGCTGACCAGTGGTCGAAAGTTGATGAGTATAGAGGGTACGGGAAGCCTTAGCATGTATAAGGTAACATCTCGCATGGCGGAAGCTCTTAGCAAGGTAAAGGCTGGAACAGACCCGGCATTTACTATAATCAGCAAACTTGACGACCCCGATGCGTATGGAGCAGAACGAATAGTGTTGAGCGGAGTAACATTTGACGACCTTACTCTTGCCGACTGGAAGGTAGGCGAGATAGGCAAGGTTGAGGCGCCTTTTGCGTTTGAGGATTATGAGCTGGTAGACACTATTACAGAAAGGTAAAAAATATGGATAGCATTGATATGCTGCTTGGATGCGGCAAAAAGTTGACTGAAATACCTACAGCGGAAGTAGAGGTGTCACGGCTTACGGAAATGGCAGGCGAATCGTTTGTAGTTCGTATACGTGCATTGACGGCAAGAGAATTTGACGAGCTGCCAAAGGATGATTTTAGGGCGCATGTGATATTGAAGGCCACTATTGACCCGGAATTAGCGGATATACGCATTGCGGATATGCTTAAACCTGCAAGCCGAAGTGCAAGACTTACGCCTGTTGAGGTCGTTAATGCACTATTTTTGCCGGGCGAGGTTATAAACCTATATAATGCCATAACGGACCTTAGCGGATTTGGCGAGGAAAGCATAAAGAATATAAGAAAAAACTGAGGAATACCCCGGAATTTGAGTTTATGTTGTATCTATTCCACACGCATAACATACTTCCGGGGCAGTATTATGATATGCCAACGGGCGAAAAGATAATGCTGCGGGCATTTGTGGATGAGATATTAGAAAGGAGCAAATAAGCCCATGGCGGCACGAGCAGATGTAAGCATAATGATAACGGCTAAGGATAACTACTCCGAAGCTATTATGAAAATGCAGAAAACGCAGACCGCATTCCGCAAAGACCTTAAAGCGATGCAAAAAGACCTTGACAATCTGAATAAAAGTAAAATTCAGCTTAAAGTTGACCTTACGCAGACTAAAAAGGAACTTGCGGAAGCAAAAAAGAGATTCCTTGAACTTGGTGATGCTGAATCGCGGGCGGCTTATATGGCGGCTGAAATGAACTACGATAACGTGAAGGCCAATCTCGATGCTGTATCGAAATCCATAAGAAGCACTCAACGCGATATGGACAATCTTACGGGGGCGATGTCGAAGGCAGATGCGCGTATGGGAAGCAGCGGCGGAGGCGGAGAAGGTGGAGTACTGTCTCAGCTCTCTAAAGCAGGACTCTTTAACATGCTTAGCAGCGCTGGTGGGGAACTCGCGGGAACGCTTGTGACTTCAGCGGCAGGCGAACAGATTGGCAACTGGATAACATCAATAGCAGGCGGTGCCGCATCCGGCGCCGCCCTTGGTTCGGTTGTACCCGGAATTGGCACGGCTGTAGGTGCGGCCGTGGGTGCTGGCGCAGGTGCTATCAAAGCATTCACGCAGCAGTTTAGCTCGAAAGACGATGCGTTCAAGTCTGTTGTGGAAGACACTTATAACGATATTAAACAGGCACAGGCAGAAGCACTTGATAACGGCTCAAGCTTAGCTGCAAATCGAGAAACATCTCGCATGTCGTTTGCTACGTTGTTTGGAGACGAGAAGGAAGCGGATAGATTCATACAGAATGTAACTGATTTCGCCAATAAGACACCGTTTATGTTTGACGACCTTACCAGCATGAGTAAGGTGCTGAAAACATACGGATATGAAGTAAACGAGTTGCTGCCTACAATGCAAAAGATAGGAGATGCAGGCGCGGCACTTGGTTTGGACCAATCTGGTATGTCTGCAATAGCGACATATTTGGGCCGCATGAAGTCAACTGGCAAGGTGACTATGGAATACCTTAATCCGCTACTCGAACGGGGCATACCTGTATGGGACTATCTTGCAGCAGCATCCGGCAAGACGAATAAAGAAGTGCAGGAGATGGTAAGCAAAGGACTTGTGCCTGGCGAAGAGGCGGCGGCAGCATTAGCGGATTATATGGGCGCCGATTTTGCCGGCAGTATGGAGAAACAGGCAAAAAGTTATGCCGGCTTGACATCTACACTGCAAGGCATGCAGGATGAGATGGATGTTGCTATGGGCGAAGGCTATAACGAGCAGCGCAAACTTGGCATACAGGCTGAAATAGATTGGCTTTCTGGTGATTCTGGCGACAAAATGAAAGAAGCTAACCGCCTTGTTGGCGAATGGCAAGCAAGTCTTGAAAACGAAAAAGAACGGCTTCTGCGTGAAGCACTTGATGATGTTATGAACTCTGATGAATTTGCAGGGGCGGATGACATTAACAAGGGGCGCATGATAGAAGAAGCACGCGCAAAAGCACAAGCGGATTACTATCAGAATGATAGATATCAACGCCAACTTGAAGCCGACAAGGAGCTTATAAGCAAGATACGTACCGAAATGGCAGATGCGTATTATGATGCGGGTTATTCGCTTGGCTTGGAATTTGACAAGGGGCTTATTGCTGCAAGAATAGATAATAGTGGACTGGGCGGCGACAACAGTGTTAATTGGGCCGCCGTTTCTGAGCGAACAAAACGAGAAATGTACGGGAACCGCAATAAGACGGCAAAGCACAGCAGCCGCCATGCTTACGGCCTTGAACGGGTGCCGTATGATGGATTTGCTGCCACGCTACATGAGGGCGAGCGTGTGCTTACGGCTGCACAGGCCCGCGCACAGGATAGCGCCGGTGGCGGGCAGATAATCATAAGTGGGAATCAGTTTACGGTACGCGAAGATGCCGACATAGACCGGATTGCTACTGAACTATACCATAAAATAGCGGATGCCCAATCAGGATATATAGGAGAGGTGAGCCTTGTATGAGCATAGCCAAGTTTTGCTTTGACGGAAGTCTTATTTTGCCGATTACGCCGGAAACGTTTGAGGTAAGCAGCGGCATACGAATAGAAACTATAAATATCCATGCCATTGGCGATATACGCATAGCCGGATACCCAACGCTTGATAGTATAAGCATATCCGGCATATTTCCCGCAAATCGATATAGCTTCGCTGTAACCGATGATATAACCCCGTATGCGCTTGTAGCAAGGTTCAAGGAGTGGTCAGCAGCACGCAAGGTGGTGCGCTGGCTTGTTACCGGATCTGATGTTAACATGCCGGTGCTTATAGAGAGCATAAGCTACGGCGAAAAAGACGGCAGCGGAGATGTTTATTACACGCTGAGAATGGCTGAGTATCGCCATGTGAGCGCATCGTCCGGACGGTCGATAGACCGTTATCCGAAACTGCCGGATGTATATACGCCAGAGAAAGGCGAAAACCTTTTCATAATAGCGGATAAGGTTTATGGCGACAAGAACAAGGCGAAATTTATTGCCAATGCTAATGAGATGAACAATATATACAGTAGGCGCAGCGCACTGCGACTACCGAGTATAAGACAATGAAACTGAGAATAAACGATATTGATGTTACACAGCTTGCCGCTGCTGTAACTACGAACGGCAGCGAAAAGGAATGCGCGCGCACATTGAGCGCCAATATAGTACAATCACCTACTGATAGCAATATACCGGCTGTACCGATGAATGCGGGCGATATGGTTGCATTCGAGGCGGATGAGCAGAGCTTTAACGGCATTATTACGTCCGTGCAAAGGTCTACGGCGAGCAGCACAATTACTATAACTGCTAAGGATTGCGGAATATACGTTAAACGGAACAAGATAGTCCAGAAAATAAAGAATATGACAGCCGAGGCGGCTGCGGAAGCATTTCTGACTGCGAACGGAATGAACGTAGGCGCACTTGTGCCTACGGGGTACACCTTTAGCAGGTATTTTATGAACGTGACGCTATACGAAGCGATAATGACGGGCTATGCTTTGGCTGCTGCTCAAAACGGCAATGCGTATATGCTGCGCGTGGATGGCAATGCCGTAAGCGTGATAGAAAAGGGCGCATATATTGCGGCTGTAATACGCGGCGGTGAAAACCTTATGGATGCATCATACAGCGAATCTGGCGAGAATATAACAAATCAGGTCGCTATATATGATGCGAGTGGTAAATTGAAGCAAACCGTTACGGGTGATACGACCATGGGAGTGATGCGCGAGATAATAATCGAATCGTCATCGAGGGCAGAATCGATAGCGGCCGCGAATGAAATGATACGAAAGAATGCGCTCAAACGCAATGCAACGGTAACGAATGTAGGCAATGCCGAATGTATATCGGGTAATGCTGTATTTGTATATGAGCCGTTCACGGGCTTGTATGGGAAATTCTATGTTGCGTCAGATGTGCATACGTGGAAAAATGGCCTATATACAAATAAGCTTACGCTCGCATGGAAAGCTACGATGGACGCTAAAGCCGCAGGTGAGGCAATATCCAAAGGCAACAAAAGGAATACCCAAGTTGAATCGGGATTCTATTTATACGACTGGGATGCGACTAAGGGAAAATAAACATATATGGAAAAGAATGAAAATCCATATCTTGGTATGGCCGAGATGATGGGGAAGACGGCAGAGGGGAATGGGCCTAAAAGTGGCGGCTGTATGACGGGAACCGTAAAAAGCACTACCCCCCTTGTGATAAGCTGCGCTGGCATGGATATAGACGGAGAAGCATTGTATATAAATGCTGAGCTGATGAAGGATTATAAACGGGAAATAACGCTTAAAATGCCCGCTTATGCCGTCAACGGGACAGTACAGGCCAATGCCAACACGATTGCCAAGAACGAAGCTATAACCGAGAAAATGGGGCTTAGTGAGGGCGATATGGTGCTTATAATACCGAGTACAGATATGCAGGCTTACTATGTCATATGCAAGGTGGTGGCGGCAAATGGCTAATATATATCCGTTTATTCAGCCGGCATTACACATAGCGGAACAGGCTGACGGAATTGAATATCGTGATATAGCATGGGATTATGCTGCAAATATGCCACGCTTTAGCGCAAACGGGGAGCCGGAGATAGTTAGCGGGCTTGAGGCGGTAAAAAGCTGGGCATGGCGTGCGCTGCATACAGAGCGATTCCTGCACGACATTTATAGCTGGAACTACGGATGCGAAATAATGACGCTTGCTGGGCAGCAATGGATACGCGAAGTTAAGGAAGCGGAAGCGGTGAGATATGTACGTGAATGCCTTGTGCAGCATCCTGACATATCGGGCATAGCCGATGCGCACGCGGAATTTGATGGCAGTACGCTTACGATACGCTGTACAGCAGTAACGTCATACGGCAATACGGATATAGAGGTGAACTACAACAATGTATGAAAATATGGACAAGAACGCCATACGCGAAGCAATACTGGCGAACTATGGAGATAGCATATCCAAGATAGAAGGTTCGTTTGCGGCTGATATGGCGGCTGCTGCAAGCGTTGAAATGGCTAAGATATATGCCACGATAGACTATGCAATGCAGACATTCTTGCTGCAAACTAACGAGGGCGAATATCTTGAATTGCGCGCGGCAGAATATGGCATAAGCCGCAAGGCAGGAACAAAAGCAGCTGTATCTATTACTGTTACAGGTGTGGATGGAACGAACATACCGGCTGGCACAAGGATGCTTACCACGGATGGGCTTATGTTTGTCACTGATGAGGATGCTACTGTTTCAGGGGGCGAGGCCACTATACCTGCTACCGCTGAAAAGGCGGGAGCGCAATATAACGTTGCAGCAGGAAAAATAGCGTATTTGTTTACAAACATAGAGGGAATAAGCAGTATAACAAATAATGCCGCGGCGGTAGGTGGGAGCGATGACGAATCAGATGAAGCATTGCGAAACCGAATACTGATGCGTTTGCAGATGCCGGCAACATCAGGCAACGCATATCACTACCGCCTGTGGGCCATGGAAGTGGACGGAGTAGGCGCTGCCAAGGTTCTGCCGCTATGGAACGGCGCCGGAACAGTCAAGGTTGTGCTGGCAAGTCCGGATATGGGCGCAGTTTCGGCGGATATAATAACGGCTGTCCAGTCGCATATAGAAGCATGCCGGCCTATTGGTGCAGATGTAACGGTTGTGTCTGCTACTGCGAAGAACATAAATGTCTCTGCGACGGTTGAAATATCGGCTGATACAACGCTGGATGCAGTAAAAAAGGAGTTTGAAGCTGCGGTAAGCGAATATTTGCAGGGCATAGCATTTGAACTTAGCAGCGTATCGTATAACAAAATAGGCTACTTGCTGCTTGCAATACCGGGCGTAAATGATTATAGCGGGCTGAAAGTGAATAATGGCACGTCAGCTGTGACTTTACAGACGAATGAAGTGCCGACGCTGGGGACGGTGACGCTAAGTGCAAAATCTGATAAATAAGCTAACAATATACGGCGAAAGCAAACAAGTGAAAGACTTGCAGAATGGCATCCAATACGCGCTTGAAAAACTGTGGGAAGCTGGAGATGCCATGTTCGATAACGTCTTTGCTGCTACGGCACTCGATGGCCTTGAACTATGGGAAAGAGCATACGGCATAGATACCGATTTAAGTTTATCAGCCAATCACAGGCGTGAAAATTTGATAGCCCAAATGCGTAGTGCTGGCACTACAACTGTTGCTATGTTAAAAAGTGTGGCGGAGAGCTATGCAAACGGCAGTGTAGCGGTAACGGAATACTATGCGGATTATAAGTTTACCATTACTTTTGTATCAACGCGCGGTATACCGGCGCAAATGGATAAGCTCAAAGCGGCGGTGGAAAAAATTAAACCTGCGCATCTTGCGGTTGAATATGTGTATACATACGTTACTCATGGCGAGATAAAAGGGAAACCGTATACGCATGCTCAGCTTGCAAGCTATACACACGACTATATCCGAAATAATTTGGAGGTATAAATGGCGACACAAACTACGAACTACGGACTCACATTGCCGGCGAATAATGATAATTATGACGTGGGCGACTTTAACGGTAACTTTAGCAAAATAGATGCGCAAATGAAAGCTAACGCTGATGCGGCAGAAACTGCAGGTAACACAGCGGCCAACCACACCCACGGCGCAATTACCAACGATGGCAAGATAGGCACAGCCGCAAACAAGGCCGTATTCACCGGCGAGGGCGGCGCGCTTAAAGCCGGTACGCTGCCGATAGCCGCCGGCGGCACGGGCGCCGTTACGGCAGACGCGGCGCGGGGAAACCTCGGCGCACAGAAAAAGAGACTCACGTTTGTCAACACGAATGTAGCCGCCTCGGCATGGGCGGCAGATGAAACATATACGGACTATCCGTATCGCGCTGCCATTCCGCTCACAGGCGTTACGGCTGCGAGCTTTGCCGAAGTTGTGCTGTCACCTGCCGACGCGGTATCCGGCGTATATGCGCCTGTGTGCCAAACATATACGGGCGGTATATATCTGTATGCCAACGCTGCACCCGGCGCGGCTGTGACAATACCGGCTATAGTAATATGGGGGTGACGGCATGATAGGCAGAGTAAACACGGGCGGCGGCAAGCTGAGATCTGTCATAGGCAGATTTACATCCGATAAGTCCGCAGCACAGTCAACATTCAGCGTGACCGGACTAAAGTTCAAACCTAAGGTTATATTTGTCAGATTGCTTAGCAGCAGCAACCAAGCCGTGCACGGCGAAGACTACGGTTCGTGCTTTGGCACGATAGATGCCGCACAAATGATAGATATAGACGCAGGCGTTGCAGTGTATATGAGCAAACGTACAGACTTAAACGACTATTACGGATGGGATGATATGGCACTATCGGGCATCACGTTTGCCAATGGGACGTTGACCGTAAAAGCCGGTTCAGCATATAGCACTATTTGTTCTGACTTTCAGCACCATTGGACAATAGGCACATATGAATACCGTATATACGGCGTATAAGGAGCAATAAAGATGTACATAAGACGAGTGTTTTACGACCCCGCCACAGGGGCCGCTCTTTATATCTATACCCAGCAGGGCGATTTTGAGTATACCCGGCCGGAGGTAATGGCCGCGCTTATAGGCTATTCGGACGCGGCGTGCATGGAGTGGACAACGCCCGATTTCGCTATTGAAGCCGCTTTTGCGGAGACGGATGCAGACGGAAAAGCGCGCCGTGTGAACGTGAGCGTGGACGTCTCAGGCGATGAGCCGCAGCTAATATTTGAATACGAAGCGATAGAAGAAGCAAGCGGCGATGACCCATATGAGATAATCGATATACTGACGAAGGAGGCTGCGGCAGATGGCTAACATAGAGCTGCGAGTGCGCGGGCAACGCTTACTCATGAATCGTGGCTATGTCGTTGCCGGAACGGTGCGCTATCTGACAATAAAGGCAGCGCTCAGCGATGACTGGCATGGCCGCGAGGTGTGGGCTTATCTCGAATTTGGGGATAAGAAATACAAGACGCAGCTGAATGGCAACGGTGAATCTACAGCACGCGCAGGCCTTAATCTGAGCGCAGGCGAGTGGTCTATATACCTTATGGGCTACGGCAAGGACGCGGACGGCAACGAAACGTGCATAACAAGCGACCGCGTACCGCTTAATGTGTATCCGACGGGCGCATCGGGAGGCGAACAGCTTCCGGCAGACGAAGAAGGCGCTGGCTCCCTGAATGCGATAGAGATGTACATATGCGACTTTGCGAGTGCAGAAGATTGTATCATAACGACAGGAGGCCACTATGGCACAAAACGCGCAATCGTATCAAGGTGATAAAGTGCCTGACTTTCGGATTGCCACAAAGGCAATGGAAATGCTGGACTACACATTGCGGATAACCGAAAACAAGGATATATACCCCAACTGGACAAGGGGCAACCTTGTGCGGTATATACGCGATACCGCGGCCGATATACTGCGGCATATAGTTACGGCTAATGATATAAGCCGCGGCGGCACTACTCCATATGAAGTAAGGCTGGAAGCGCAGGAACAGGCTATACGGGATTGCTCCTACTTGCTTGCCCTGATAGATGTATCTGAGCGCACGGGGCGCATAAACGCACAGCGGGCGCAATATTGGGGCAAGAAGGTGCGCGATGTCAAGTACATGTGCATGGCATGGCGCAAGAGGGAGCAGTCCGTTTAGCAGTGTGCAGCCTGATAAGAGCAGCGGTGTACGTTTGGACGCGGTGGCCTGCCTCGGCGTCGGCTGTGGTGTGCGTCTACTCCAGCGGCAACGTCATCACGAGCTCGCCCGCCAACAATAACTACGCCCGCCCCGATCTGTGGAGAACGCGAGACTGCGGACAGACTGCATAGTGCGCCACACAAAGGAGGCTGCATACTATCTTTGCTACGAACGGCAAAGATGAATACACAATGTCGGCTGTGCTGCCCTGCGGGACGGCACAGGAGAAACGGCATTCCAGAATGATTTATGTATGAAATACTGTATACGCCCGATGTGCTGCATCGGGCTTTTAACCGTGCGATGCGTGGACACCGTAATGACGCTAAGCATGCTGCGGCGGAAGCACACCGACTTGAAACCATAGAATATCTTACGCGACAGCTTCAACATGAGACATACGAACCGCGTCCTTTACGGCAGTTTTGGGTGACTGAGCCAAAACGCAGACAGATACAAGCGCCTTGCGTATTTGACAAGATTGTTCAAAATGCGCTTGTGGACGAACTGCTGTATGACTGGCTGACAAAGCCTTTTATACGGGATTGCTACTCAAGCGTTAAAGGGCGCGGGACAAGCGACGGACTCGACCGCCTGAAGCTTTTTATGGGCGAATACTACCGTGGTTACGGTACTGAGGGTTGGGTGCTGAAATGCGACATACACCACTATTTTGACAGCATAGACCAGTCTGATGTACTGCGGCGCGCTGAACGGTATGTGCCGGACGCGCATGTTATGGCGCTGCTTACCAAGTATGTACGGCTTGCGTCGCACGGATTACCTCTTGGGCTGCGTACATCGCAGCCTTTGGCAAACCTTGAGTTATGCGAAATCGACCACCGCATAAAAGAGGTTTACCGCTGCCGGTATTACGGCAGATATATGGATGACTTCTATATCATTCATAACGATAAAACATTCTTGAAAGAGCTGCGGCGGGAGATTGAGGCAGGCCTCGCCGCAATAGGACTGCGGCTTAACGACAAGACGCAAATATTCCCGCTTGCGCACGGGACAGAGTTCCTTGGGTTCCGCACTTACATGACGGATACCGGCAAGGTGGTGCGCGTACTGCGGCAGACGGCCAAGACCGCACTGAACCGCGGCATACAGCGATACGATGCCATGTATAAGGCCGGAGTTGCATATGAAGAAATACAACGGAGTTATCAGTCGCGCCGTGCGCACCTGATGCAGGGAAATTGTCGCGGCTTAGTATTACGCTGCGATGAGAAGATGAAGAACATATTGAAGGAGGAAAACATGGACAAATGAGCCAGCTAATCACTAATTTGCCGGTTGGCACGCTTATAAACCTGATGGAAACAAACGGCGAGATTACCACGGGCAAGCCGTGGCGCATCATTGCCACGGCAGATAAGAATCCGTATAAAAACGGCGTATTTATGCTGCGCGACAAGGCAACCGGCACAGGCACGAGTGAATCCACATTTAAGTGGAACAACTCCCAAACTGAGGTGAACTATGAGAACTCCCAGTGCGACATAAAGCACGAAACGGAGTTCTATGGGAGGTTTGACGAGGCTACAAAGGCGCTTATAATGCCCACGGCCATAAAGGTATACGACAATGACGCGGGCGAAGTGGTGAGCATAAACCGCCATGTGTTTGCGTTGTCCGCCCGTGAATACGGCGTGGACTCATATGCTGCGGACACAACAGAGGATCCCGGCTACTTTACGGATAATGCGAGCCGCAAATGCTATAACGAGCAGGGCCAAGCGGTGTGCGTTTGGGCGCGGTGGCCTGCCTCGGCGTCGGCTGTGGTGTGCGTCTACTCCAGCGGCGGCGTCATCACGAGCTCGCCCGCCGCAATTTA